ACTTTAGAATTTAACGATACTATAATTGAATCTCAGAAAGTCACAGGCAATAAGGCAAAGCATATTCTTGAGGATATAGAAAAATTCTATCGTAACAAACCCGATACTTATTATTAAATTTAATAATAGTTAGATGTGCAGAAATTATTACTCCACCCAAAAAAACAGGATAAGGAATTCCAGATAATTAGGATAAGCTTAACAATAAAAGAACTAATAACGTTTATTATCTCTCACGTAGAACGATGGCATCAAAAAAATCATCTATAAAGAAAGAGTGAAAGCGACGACAGTTTAATTTCACTGCAGGCTGGGTAGCTCCAGCCTGCTTTCCTGCATTACATCACCGCAGCAAACGCCTTTGCCACACGTTGTACATTTGCCGTATTTAACCCGGCGACACACATGCGACCGCTGGCGATGAGATAGACACCAAATTCTTCACGTAGTCGGTCAACCTGAGCGGCACTTAAACCGGTATAACTGAACATGCCGCGCTGATTAAGCAGATAATCGAAATTGCGTTCTGGCATCTCTGTGCTTAATACCTTCACCAGTTCCTGACGCATTGCCAGAATGCGAGTACGCATCTCTTCTACTTCCGCCAGCCAGCTGGCTTTCAATGCCTCGTCATTCAGCACTGCAGCCACCACCTGCGCACCAAAATTCGGCGGGCTGGAGTAGTTGCGGCGAACTGTTGCTTTCAATTGCCCCAGTACGCGGCCAGCGGCTTCGGCATCTTCACACAGAACAGAAAGTCCGCCGACGCGCTCGCCGTAAAGGGAGAAAATTTTCGAGAACGAATTGCTCACCAGAGCGGGTAATCCAGCGCTGGCAATGGCGCGAATAGCGTAGGCATCCTCTTCCATACCGGCACCAAATCCTTGATAGGCAATATCGAGGAATGGAATAAGCTCGCGGGCTTTGAGAATTTCAATCACCGCATCCCACTGGTCATTAGTGAGATCGGCACCCGTTGGGTTGTGGCAACATGGATGCAGCAACACAATACTGCGGGCAGGTAATGTTTTCAGCGTCGCCAACAGGTCATTAAAGCGCACGCCGTTAGTCGCTTCGTCATACCAGGGGTAAGTACTCACTTCGAATCCAGCCCCGGCGAATATTGCTACGTGGTTTTCCCAGGTAGGATCGCTGACCCAGACGCCTGATTCCGGGAAGTAGCGTTTCAGGAAATCCGCGCCCACTTTCAATGCCCCTGAGCCGCCAAGGGTTTGAATGGTTGCTACGCGCTGTTGTTGCAGTACTGGATGGTCCGCACCAAACAGCAGCGGCGCAATGGCATGGCGATAGCTGTTAAGCCCTTCCATCGGTAAATAAAGCGAAGCGCCATGAGGCTGCGCATTCAGGCGCGCTTCCGCCTCCGCCACGGCTTGCAGTTGTGGAATAATTCCGTCTTCGTTGTAGTACAGACCGATACTTAAATTCACTTTGTCGCTGCGAGGGTCTTCTTTAAAACGCTCCATAAGCGTAAGAATCGGGTCGCCAGCGTAGGCGTCAACTTTTTGAAACACGCGATGGTTCTCCAGGTTTACGGGCAGGTGGTTAAAACACAATAAACCGGAAGAAGGCGAAGATCGAGTGGATGTTCAGGAGCGAACGGCAATTAGCAACAGAGTGAGACTCATGACAAACGTACATCCGCCAGAGGCACGACCTTTATAAGAGCATGAAAGAACATCAACTTATTGAATTTTTAGGATTTTATTGGCCGGATAAGGCATTCACGCCGCATCCGGCACAGACAATCAAATATTACAGAACGATTAATCCACGTATTTCATCGCGACCCTTGAAGTCAGGCGCGTAATAAGTTCGTAAGCGCTTACTTTCGTCATTTCAGCGATACGTTCTACGGGCAAACCTTCGCCCCATAAAATGACCGGATCCCCGGCTTTGTCCTGCGCCTGTGGACCTAAGTCTACGCAGATCATATCCATCGCCACGCGCCCGACAATCGGTACTTCGCGACCGTTCACCAGCACTGGCGTACCGGACGGCGCGGCGCGCGGATAACCATCGCCATAGCCCATCGCGACTACGCCAAGACGGGTATCACGTTCGCTTACCCAGGTTCCACCATAACCAACAGGTTCTCCGGCTTTATGCTCACGCACGGCAATCAGGCTGGAGGTTAGTGACATCACTGGCTGACAGCCAAAATCGGCACCGGTGGAGCGATCTTCCAGCGGCGAGACGCCATAAAGAATGATGCCCGGGCGCACCCAGTCAAAATGCGACTGTGGCCACAGCAGAATGCCACCCGATGCGGCAATGGAACGTTGACCAGGTTTGCCTTCGCAAAAGGTATTAAAGATAGCGAGTTGTTTCTCGGTTGCGCCACATTTTGGTTCATCCGCGCGCGCAAAATGGCTGACGATATTCACCGGCTGACGAACGTTTTTGCACTGGGTCAGGCGATGATAAAACGCCTCAGCCTGTTCCGGCCTTACGCCCAGACGGTGCATACCGGTATCGAGTTTCATCCAGACGGTAACCGGCTCGTCCAGGCTAGCCTCTTCCAGCGCAGCCAGCTGTTCTTCGTTATGCACGGCGGTATGAAAATGTTGCGCAGAAATCGTCGGCAGATCTCTGGCATCAAAAAAGCCTTCGAGTAACAGTACAGGTTTGGTGATTCCCCCCGCACGCAGTCGCAGAGCTTCTTCGAGACGGGCTACGCCAAAGGCGTCAGCATCGGGGAGCGTTCGCGCGGTCTCAAGAAGACCGTGACCATAAGCGTTCGCTTTCACCACCGCAACCATTTTACTGGCAGGGGCCAGTTCACGAAGACGTTGCAGGTTGTGTCGCAGAGCGCGGCGGTTAATCACAACAGTTGCCGCTTGCATTTGTGTTCCTTGATAAGTGTTTGCTTTAATTACCTAATTCATAAAATAATTATTATTCGTCGTCGTACTGCGGCCCCGCATAGTTGTCGAAGCGCGACCATTGACCGTTAAAGGTCAGGCGTACCGTCCCGATTGGGCCGTTACGTTGTTTACCGATAATAATTTCCGCGATGCCTTTTAAATCACTGTTTTCGTGATACACCTCATCACGATAGATAAACATGATCAAGTCCGCATCCTGCTCGATAGAGCCAGATTCACGCAGGTCGGAGTTGACCGGGCGTTTGTCGGCACGTTGTTCCAGAGAACGGTTCAACTGGGACAGCGCCACCACCGGCACGTTCAGTTCTTTCGCCAGTGCTTTCAGCGAGCGGGAGATTTCTGCAATTTCCAGCGTACGGTTATCGGAAAGCGCCGGTACGCGCATCAGTTGCAGGTAGTCGATCATGATAAGCCCGATGCCGCCGTGTTCACGGGCAATACGGCGTGCGCGGGAACGCACTTCCGTTGGCGTCAGGCCGGAAGAGTCATCGATATAGATATTGCGTTTTTCGAGCAAAATACCCATGGTGCCGGAAATGCGCGCCCAGTCTTCATCATCGAGCTGCCCGGTACGGATTTTAGTCTGGTCAACGCGCGACAGCGACGCCAGAGAACGCATCATAATCTGTTCTGAAGGCATCTCCAGCGAGAAGATAAGTACCGGTTTATCCTGCAACATCGCCGCGTTTTCGACGAGGTTCATCGCAAATGTTGTTTTACCCATCGACGGACGCGCGGCGACGATGATCAAATCCGACGGCTGCAAGCCAGCGGTTTTTTTGTTGAGATCGTCATAACCGGTGTTTACTCCGGTAACGCCATCGTGTGGCTGCTGAAACAACTGCTCAATACGCGCCACGGTTGCGTCGAGCACATCGGCGATGTTCTTCGGCCCTTCGTCTTTGTTTGCACGACTTTCGGCAATTTTAAAGACGCGGGATTCAGCAAGGTCCAGCAGATCTTCGCTGGTACGCCCCTGCGGATCAAAACCGGCTTCAGCAATCTCATTCGCAACCGAGATCATCTCACGGACAACGGCACGTTCACGCACGATGTCAGCATAAGCACTGATGTTCGCCGCACTTGGCGTATTTTTTGACAGCTCTGCCAGATAAGCAAAACCACCGACGCTATCGAGTTGCCCCTGGCGTTCCAGCGATTCCGCAAGAGTAATTAGATCGATAGGGCTACCGCTTTCCTGCAAACGCGCCATTTCAGTAAAGATATGACGGTGTGGGCGGGTGTAAAAATCGTCTGCTACCACACGCTCGGCTACATCATCCCAGCGTTCGTTATCTAGCATTAAACCGCCCAACACCGACTGCTCCGCTTCGATCGAGTGCGGAGGCACTTTCAGCCCGGCAACTTGTGGATCGCGTTCGCGGGGTTCAGCCTGCTGTTTGTTGAAGGGTTTATTTCCTGCCATAGTGAATGGAGTTACCGAGATAAAGAATGGGTCGAAACTTTACCATATGAAGCAGACCCTGACGATACGTTCTGGAGGACACATGGCAACACGAATTGAATTTCACAAGCACGGTGGCCCGGAAGTACTTCAAGCCGTAGAGTTCACTCCTGCCGATCCGGCAGAGAATGAAATCCAGGTCGAAAATAAAGCCATCGGCATCAATTTTATCGACACATATATCCGCAGCGGCCTTTACCCGCCGCCATCGCTACCCAGCGGATTAGGCACCGAAGCAGCAGGCATCGTGAGTAAAGTCGGCAGTGGTGTAAAGCATATTAAGGCAGGCGATCGTGTAGTCTATGCGCAGTCGGCGTTAGGCGCTTACAGCTCTGTGCATAACATTATTGCGGATAAAGCGGCGATTCTGCCTGCGGCAATTTCTTTTGAGCAAGCTGCGGCATCCTTCCTGAAAGGCTTAACGGTTTATTATCTGCTGCGCAAAACCTATGAAATTAAACCCGATGAGCAGTTCCTGTTCCACGCAGCAGCTGGCGGCGTTGGCTTGATTGCCTGCCAGTGGGCAAAAGCCCTGGGCGCGAAACTTATCGGCACCGTAGGAACCGCGCAAAAAGCGCAGAGCGCGCTAAAAGCGGGCGCGTGGCAGGTTATTAACTATCGTGAAGAGAATCTGGTCGAGCGGTTAAAAGAGATCACCGGCGGTAAGAAAGTGCGCGTGGTGTACGATTCCGTGGGCAGAGACACCTGGGAACGGTCGCTGGATTGCCTGCAACGCCGCGGCTTAATGGTGAGTTTTGGCAACTCATCAGGTGCGGTTACCGGTGTGAACTTAGGCATTCTCAATCAGAAAGGCTCGTTGTATGTGACACGCCCTTCCCTGCAAGGCTATATCACCACGCGGGAGGAATTAACCGAGGCCAGTAATGAACTGTTCTCTTTGATTGCCAGCGGTGTGATTAAGGTCGATGTCGCCGAGCAGCAGAAATATCCGCTGAAGGATGCGCAGCGTGCGCATGAAATTCTGGAAAGCCGGGCAACGCAAGGTTCCAGCCTGCTGATTCCATAAAAGAAATAGGGCTTCCACCTGGGAAGCCCTTTCTTTTTATAGTTCGGCTGTATGTAGGGTACAGCACGATGAATCTGTTAGAGGCGCAATAGTGACAGATTTGATTATCAATTCCTATTTTGTTCTAAGGATAAAACCTTAGGTTGTGATCATCCGCACAATCCCTTAGTAACGCCAGCGGTCATAACGCTGATATTTCGGCATTTTTGGTGCTTTAATCGCCTTAATAACCCACACCACCGCAATCGCCAGTAGTAACCACGGCAGCAACTTAATCATCAATGCCAGCATACCGCCGAGGAACATAATGGCCGTCGCCACAACCAGCGCGGCGATAATGCCCAGCAACGAAACGCCGGTGACCATCAGCATGACAAAAAAGCCAATCACAAAAAGTAGTTCCAGCATGATGCTCTCCCAAATATGAAATCTCTTGCTGGCATTACAAGAATCATGCCAAAAATAATCTATTGATTTAACAGCAAAACGCCCCGCGACGGTGCGCAGGGCGTGGTGAATTTGACTACTTTTTGGTGAAAAGTTAACGCTTATCCGCCACCAGTTTGAGCGCGTGTTCCAGCACGTTAATGTCAGCACCCGCTTTATGGGCATTTTCACTTAAATAACGCCGCCACTGCCGCGCGCCAGGAATACCCTGGAACAAACCCAGCATATGCCGGGTAATATGGCCGAGATACGTCCCCTGGCTGAGTTCACGCTCAATGTACGGATACATGGCGCGCACTACCGCCACCGGATCGGCATCGGTATCCGAGGAACCAAAGATCTCCCGGTCTACCGCCGCCAGAATACCCGGATTCTGATACGCCTCGCGCCCGACCATCACGCCATCCATATGTTGCAGGTGTGCTTTGGCCTCTTCCAGCGACTTGATACCACCGTTAATCGACATTGTCAGATGCGGAAAGTCACGCTTCAGTTGATACACACGCGGATAATCGAGCGGCGGGATTTCACGGTTTTCTTTCGGGCTTAACCCCGAAAGCCAGGCTTTACGTGCGTGGATGATAAACATCTCACACTCGCCTTTGCCGGAAACAGTGTTGATGAAATCGCAGAGAAATTCATAGCTGTCCTGGTCATCGATGCCAATACGCGTTTTCACCGTCACTGGAATCGACACCACATCGCGCATCGCTTTCACACAGTCGGCAACCAGCTGCGCATTACCCATCAGACACGCACCAAACATGCCGTTCTGCACCCGGTCAGACGGGCAGCCGACATTCAGGTTGATCTCATCATATCCACGCGCTTCTGCCAGCTTCGCACACTGTGCCAGCGCCGCCGGATCGCTACCGCCGAGTTGCAACGCTACCGGATGTTCTTCTTCACTGTACGCCAGGTAATCACCTTTACCGTGAATAATCGCCCCTGTGGTCACCATTTCGGTATACAGCAACGTATTGCGGGAAAGCAGACGCAAGAAATAGCGGCAATGTCTGTCCGTCCAGTCGAGCATAGGAGCAATGCTAAACCGAGAATTCCAGTAAACACCAGTTTTTTCAGGCATCACGCTGGTTTGATTAATTTTTTGTGTTTCATGATTATCGTGCATTTTTGAACATTTCAGGCTATTTTTCTCGCGTTAGGTTCCCGCACAGGTTCCCACGTTTTATGGGAACCCGAAATAACGAGGTCGTGTAATGGCATACTATAACATAGAGAAACGACTAAAATCCGATGGCACACCACGCTATCGCTGTAATGTGATTATCAAAGAAAAAGGTGTTATCACTTACAGGGAAAGTAAAACATTCCCTAAACATGCTCATGCCAAAACATGGGGCACACAGAAAGTGATGGAATTAGATCTATATGGCATTCCATCATCAAATGCAGTTGACGGACTTACAGTCCGTGACTTACTACACAAATATTTAAATGACCCAAATGCCGGAGGTAAAGCAGGCCGTACTAAAAGATATGTGCTGGAACTGCTTATGGATAGTGACGTCTCCGCGCTCAAACTATCTGAACTGACAGAAAATGACGTAATTGAACATTGCAGGCTAAGAAACAACGCTGGTGCAGGTCCAGCTACAGTTAGCCACGATGTTAGTTATCTTGGCAGTGTTCTGGATGCTGCCAAACCTGTATATGGAATTAATTACACATCAAACCCAGCAAAAGCCGCTCGTCCATATCTACTTAAACTTGGTTTAATTGGTAAATCAAATCGTCGTAATCGTAGACCGGCATCTGATGAACTGGACATGCTCATTGAAGGTCTTCAACAACGATCTACACATAAATGCTCAAAAATTCCGTTCGTTGATATCCTCAAATTTTCTGTGTGGTCATGTATGCGAATCGGTGAAGTATGCCGATTACGATGGGAGGATCTCGATCAGGAACAAAAATCCATACTCGTAAGAGACAGGAAAGATCCACGTAAAAAGGAAGGCAACCATATGAAAGTAGCCTTGCTTGGGGAAGCCTGGGATATCGTCCAACGACAACCCAAAAAATCAGAATTCATTTTTCCATATAACAGCACTTCTGTTACTGCGGGATTCCAGAGGGTAAGAAGCAAATTAGGTATTAAAGATCTGCGATACCATGATTTGCGTAGAGAAGGGGCAAGTCGCTTATTTGAGGCTGGTTTTAGTATTGAGGAAGTCGCCCAGGTTACAGGGCATCGTTCATTAAACGTGCTATGGCAGGTATATACCGAACTGTATCCGAAATCTTTACATAATCGTTTTGAAGAGCTCCAAAGGAGCAGAAATAAGGCCTCTTGACACTGTTTATCTATACAGTTAAAAATAATACTGTATACAAACACAGTATAGAGGGACTTTTATGCGTATTGAAATCTGCATAGCCAAAGAAAAAATGACTAAAATGCCAACCGGTGCTGTGGATGCGTTAAAGGAAGAATTAACCCGACGCATCAGTAAACGTTATGACGATGTAGAGGTGATCGTAAAAGCCACCAGCAACGATGGCCTTTCTGTTACACGCACCGCAGATAAGGATTCTGCAAAAACTTTTGTTCAGGAGACTCTGAAAGATACCTGGGAATCTGCTGACGAGTGGTTTGTTCACTAATTAACACGTAAAATCGGTAACGGCTGGAAATCATTCAATACTCGCACTATCGAAAGTTCGCCAGCCAGCCGTGGCACGTTCTTGCATACGACGTGCTACGGTTTCATTTATCTCCCGAAACTCCATTTGGATTTATCCGGTGCGCCGTAAAACCCCGTCCTTCAGGGCGTGGAGGATGTCAACTGGACGCACTGGAGCTGGTCGATACTTCCGGTGCGCCAGATATTGAATGGCCTACGCCTCCGGCAGTTCAGGCCAGATGACATCCGGCGCGGTGCTGGTATCTGTTGCCTGCACCGCCTTAATGTAGCCAATCCAGGCAATCAGGCTGGCTTTGTCATCGCCACTGATAATGCCTAACTGCAGTTCCGTTTGCCACAGGCTGATTTTTGAATTTGCGGCGTTCAGAAGATTTGTTTTCTGTTGCTCGGCTTCGGCCACGTTCGCCGAGTGCTGTTTATCGCTATCTGTAGCCCATTTGTCATATGGCGTAGATGGTGCTGTGGTGGTGGTGCCTTCCGGGTATTCTCCCAACCGTGAAACTGTCACATGCTTTCCAGTTTCCGTGCTGTAAACGGTTTCGCCGCGATGGTCTGCAACGTATTCCCAACCGGTCAAATCAGCCGTCCGGCAAACAGCAAAGCCGTCCTTTTTGCTGATTGGCGCATCCACGCACGAATTGCCTGGAACACCAACGCCAACGGGAAGATATTCAACAGCTAAACCGATATATTCACGCGTCACGCCATCATAATTATAAACGGTGATATATCCGTCTTCCGTGGCGAAACCGTTTTCATCTAATGAAATTTCTTTTGCGGTCATTATACTGCCCTTACAATGTAGTTGAATGCGAGGTTGCGCGGGCGAGTTTCAGCACCTGTTGAACCATTCGCCTTTAAGTAAACCCAACCAGAGCCATTAAAAGTGGTTGCATTAATCATATATTTAATCGGAATCATGTCAGAGTCAGGGGTATCGCCCAGCCTGTCCCTGTAAGCGGTATCTGAACTGTATGCCATCGCTAGATCATGAGTATGCTGCTGTACTGATTGGCTCTGACCAGTTAAAACAACGCGCCCACTATCAACCCCGCGCCCATCATCCCAGCCACGGATAAATTCACCGCGCAAATCAGGCAATTTTAACGCTGGATAAACTTTTGCCAGCTCCGGGTATTCTTCAGCAGAAAAAGGCGCACCGTTGCATTTAATCCAGCCTGTTGGCGGTGTGGCTGAAGGCCACGGAACAGGTACACCAACGGGTAACGCTGAGCCTTCTCCCAAACCAAGGTTTTCGAGAGCCGTTTGCACAGTGCCATCCGATTTGATATCGCCAAACGGATTCTTGCGGCTTAACAGCAGCGCACGAAGTGCGGTAAGCAGCTGGTCATGCCGCCCTTTCTCCAGGCTGGCACCGGAGGCCTCCACCACGCTACAAAGTTCTTCCTGCAACATGTCAAAGTAGTCATCATCCAGATCGGTGGCAGGTGTGCCGGTCTGGGGGTTACCACGGGTAAAACCGTTCTTACCCGCGCCGAACTTATCCTTCTGCGCGGTTTTCGTGTCTATACGATGCATGGATTACTCCGGATATTTAAAAATTACGTAGGTATGCGAAGGGCAGAGTTTGTTAAGCACGCACTCGACAACGGTGTCGCCCCAGATACGCAGTGCGGAATCACAGGGATCGCCACATGTCATCCAGGTGGTGTTGGTGGCGGCTGGCATGTTGACCTGCCAGTAATACCGCCATTCCGGCGCATTCACAGCGTCAGTACAGGCCGATGAGCAGGTGAACGTGCTTTTGTCGTATCGCGTGATGGCGGCATCTGGTCTGCCCAGGGCAGCAAGCTGTGCAAGGTAAAAATCCTCATTGATGCCGCCCGCCAGATTAACCTTCGCATCCAGCCGTTGCTGACGCTGGCGAAGGGTCTGTGTCCCTGCGGGAATACATTCATCCGGCAGACCGCACAGACGCTCCCAGCGGTTTATCAGTTCAGTGGTGGTGCGCGGATCCAGCTCCCGCATCAGGGCATCCGCACGCTGATGAACACGGGTTAATGACGGTGCCGCACCTGCAATCGCCGGATCGCTGGCTGACCACGCCGGACCGGGCGGCAGCAGTGCCGACAACAGACGGATGTAATCATCGTTTGTCACGTCCATGAAATCGTCCCCAGAACCGCCAGTTCATTTTTTGCAATGGAGATATTGTCCGCCGGTGCAAGCAACTGATGGCTGTATTCCCCGTTCGCACCGGAAATCGCTTCACTGATACGTGACACCTTCAGTTCTCCCTGCGGATAACCATCACGCAGCAGGAACGAACGCAACTCCGCGGTGATGGCAGCCCGTATTTCCGGTGTGTCCGGCGTCACACGGATATGAAAATCCACCGTATGTGCCACCGGCCTGAACACATACAAATCAGAGCCTGCCACCGGGGCCAGTGGCTCGATATGTTGTCTTGCCGCCGTTTCCGTTGATTCTTCCGGAATGGGATTAATCAGGTCACTGCTGGCAATCATCACACCGACAGTCCCCGTTCCCATCCAGTGTCGGTATGTCCATGCGCGGGTAATGCCGGGCACTTCTTTAGCCCAGACGACATAGTCCCCGTCAGCCCCGCCCTGAGGCGTCCAGTAATACCGCTCAATGACGCGGGCGCGCCACGTTTCCAGCTCTTCAGTATCAAATCCGCCTGTAAGGGTGTCAGCCACACCGGAAGACGGCAGACCATTCACCGGCGTGACCAGGATTAATGCCGTACCGTCGTCAGCGTTACCGACCGCGCCTGTAGTTGAGCAAGTGATCGGCACACGCAGGACACCACCGGAGCTGGTTGCATCGGCAGTTGCCGTGTACTGAACCAGGTCATCGCGCTGAATCACGCTCCCGGCAGTCACCTTCAGGCCATCGCTGACACCTTCCCAGCGCATATACCCGCTGGCAGCCGTGGCCCCCTTGCGCGGACATCGTTTCATCGCAGCATGTCGCGCCAGCCAGGACTCATCGCACAAGTCAGGCAGCATGTTCATTGCCAGATAATCGATGTACCCGTAAACCGTATGCAGCGCCGCCGCATACACCTTTGCCCGCACGTCTTCATCCATGCGCCGGAGCGTGTCGCTGACGTCCAGCCAGGCGAATAAATCGTTACGGAGCATACTGATATTTTCTGCCAGCGTCGGGCGCTGAAATTCACTGTCCGCCATGCGTTATCGCACTCCACAGATCATCAAAAGAAATCATTACCGGTCCGTCACGACGCCAGAGAGTGATACTGTTACCCAGTTCATTAATCCCGGTGCGGCGGATATCCAGATCAATACGGGACACCACGCCATCATCAATCATCCATTGCAGGCATTCGCGGATATACCCCCTTACCGTCTGCACCAGCTGATTGGTCAGTTTGCTGCGCTGAAGCAGCCACAGTCGGGAGCCGTAACGGTCATTCTGTACCGCAGGCCAGGTATCCCCCCACCATCCCATCGGGACGCCGGCGTTGTCATCAGGCTCCGCCCGCCGCCAGGTAAACAGGGAAATCACCACGGCGCGGGTCAGCGGATCCAGCGGTGCGCTGGCGCAGGTGCGTTTACCGTTCACCGTCAGCCACAGTTCCATCATGCCTCCATCGCTTTATCAGGTTTGTCGGTGTTACTGCCCTGACCGTTCTCTATGTGACGATGCCCGTTATAGGCAAGCCGCATCGCTGACATGGTGGTGCCGCTGGAGTCGCACAGGTCTTTCACCTGTCCTGTCACTTCCAGGTCCATTTCAAAACGTGCCTTAGGCGCATTGCGAAACGTGATCGTTTTACCTGCACCGTCCACCACGATCCCCTCCCGGGTCAGCGTCACGGACTGCCCCTGATCGTCATAGACAGCCACCTCCCCAGTCTGCAGCCCTTTCAGGCGGTAGCGACGGTCCGACACCGTAACAACCACCGCATGAGAACGGTCTCCATCCGGAAACAACACCACCGCTTCCGCACCGCTGTTTGCCCTTGCGGTAAAACCGTAGGGTTCAAGATGTTCAACCCCGGCTTTGGGTTCACCGGCAATCAGGGACACATCCACGGTCTGACATTTCGTGGCGGCACTGATGCTTTTCACCACGGCCCGCCCAATCAGGCCGAGGAGTTGTCGCTGCATGGCTTCAATCGTCCTCATCAGAACGGGTCCTCCTGTACTCTGGCTTTTTTCTTTTTCCGCGCGCCGGGGGCTTCGGGTTCAGGCAGATAAGCATCAGGCGGGCCGACACGGATTTCCGTCAGGGTGCCGTTCTGGTCCTGAGTAAACGTGACTTCCGAAACAAGCAGTTCGGTATTGTCGAAACCACAGACCGGATCAAAGACAATCACCCGCTGGTTGGGCTGCCACAGCGTACCGTTACCCTGTCGCCAGCCCTGCACCACATAGGTGGTTTCATCCGTCCGCGCCGCCCGTTGTCGGGCTTCAAAGTCCGCACGGGCAATACAGCCTGCCCCCGTAGCCTGCCCTGTCTGCCTGATATACATCGGACGGTAACGGGCAATAAATGCGTCCTCTGTGCGGGCCCGCAGCGCGGTGGTGGTGGCCTCACCGAAATCATCGTCGTTTCCGGCACGCTGCCCCGCCACCTGGTAAACTGAAAACCGCTCCCGGATACTCTTCTCCGTATCACAGGAAAGGATGTTTTCCCCAAGTACCAGCGCGGTATGTGCCCGCGTTGAGCCAATACCGCCAATCACCAGCCTGCCGTGCGGGTCGTCGTAAGCCAGTGCCTGCTGCTGACCGAGTATTTTGTTGATTACCTCAATCACCGTTTCACCGTGATCAGGCTGGACGTCAGGAATAACACCCGACGGCGCACCGTTGTTCACCACCTCAATGCCGAAGGGCGCAGCAAGCGCCTGCGCAATCTGTACCAGCGATCGTCCGTTAAACTGTGTCGGTTCGGCTGCACAGTCAATCAGATCAGCGGTTAGACTGCGTCCGGCAATACCAGTGCTGACCGAACGGGCATCGTAACGAACGGGCGTCGCCTCCACCCAGCCGGTGATCACCAGCTCATCACCAATCAGCACTTCCACTTTTGAACCGTTTTTAATGCGCGGCTGAAGCGTGGTGATACCCTCATCTCCCGGCCACTGGCGGGTGATCTCCACACTGAAATCCCGCGCCAGTCGTTCAACACCGGCACCGATGCGCACCGATGTCCAGCCATTCCACTCCCGGCCATTTACCCGTAGCGTGACGTTATCGTTCATTGCACTGGCACCTTCAGAGGGATCACCGGCACAAAGCCGGGATGCGTAATGGCATTACGCCGGATAATGTCCGCGTCACGCGCCGCGTTATCAAACCAGGTCGCCGCCAGCACCAGCGCGGGTAAAACCTCATCCGGTGTGCGCTGAATGATCCGTGCAGACTGTTCAAGGCGCGTGTTGATATCCGCATTCAGATCTGCTTTCACCCGGCGCAGCGCCAGAAACAGCGCATCACTGGTTGTACGGGACAACTCCTTATCAATTGCCGTATTCAGTGTGTCGCGAATGTCAGTCAGTTCTTCCCACGTCGGCAGGTCAACTGTGTTTTTCACCGCCGGTGCATTGTTCAGTGCCGGATGCGTGACGGAAGGCCAGCCAGTGCTCTGCGCAGGTGTTGTTGCCTGCCCCACTGCGGAATTCTGCATCACCGCGGAAGTTGTTGGCGCAGGCAATCGGGTGACGGCATACGCCGCTTCGCTGATTGCGGTCGTACGAAGGGTGCTGGCAACCACGTTACGCTGCTGCGTCGCCGTGGCGGTGGTTTTACTGTCCGTTTTCCAGACGCCGCGCGGTTGCAGATCGCTGCCGAGGCTGACACCGGAAAGCGTTTTGATCATGGTGACCAGGTCGCTGGCGTTACCATAAAGGCGTTTCCCGGTACGCCACATTTTCTGCACCTGCTCAACGAAATTTTTGCCTGACGATGGCGGCGGCAGAAGTACCGAGATATCCCCCTGCAACAGCCTGGCGGCATCCGATACGGCAGAATCCACCACTTTCATCGCATCAGAAACATACCCCAGCATTATGCTGGCATTACCGATAACGTCGTTCTGCACAAAATCCGCCACACCATCGATACTGAAACCGCTGAAGCTGTCACTGATGCAGTCATCCAGTGCAGAACAGGATGACATCAGCGTCTGCGCCGTCGCCGCACCTGATGTGGGGTAAGAGAGTTCTCCTGCTTCGACAAACTTCAGGTCAAAGCGGACAATACGCCCTTCACTTTTCGATGTGCTGACCCGAACTTCCCCGTCAACACAGACTTTCAGCTCACCATATGTCGGGTGGACAAGCGTGCCGGGACCGGGTTTATTCAGCGCTTCAATCAGGCGATCGCGCTGGTCAAAGCAGTCATCTCCCACCACATAAGCTGTGATGGACGGGCGGAAAGTGACTTTTCCCAGATCTTCGGTATAGGGCTTGTCGCGGTTCGGATATTCGTGTGTTTCCACACGGCGACCGGTTCCCGCACTTTCTTCTTCAACCTTAAACGGTACGCCGCGAAATGACGCATCCTGAAGCCTGTCTTTCCACGTCATATAAACTCCGGATACAAAAAACCCGCCAAATCTGCTTTGTCAGTTATTTACATCGCAGAAGATGTGGCGGGAACCTAATATTTTTAATTACTATCTGAGTTGA